GAAACCTTTAAAAAAGCTGAGTAATGAGCTTGAGAGGTGTACAAATAAAAGAAGGTAAAATAGGTGCAAACATCCTGGGCGACTCCCGCGAGTTTGGACTTATTGGTAATGGTGTTGCCGTGGCTGGTAAAGCAGCCCTGGCAACGCATTACGTGCTTAGCCGCGTTGCCGATGCTGAAGCATTGGGCATTGATGCGGCCTACGATACTGCAAACTCGGTGAACCTGTACCGCCACATTGCTGAATTTTACCGCATGGCTGGCGAAGGCCGTAAGCTTCATTTGATGATCCTGGCACAAACAGTAATGCCCGATGAAATTACCGAACAGGCAAAAAATCTGGTTGTTGCTGCTGATGGTGCGATAACCGACCTGGCTGTTGTATTCAATCCGGCTGCCGAATATGTTGAAACGCTTGTTGATGGTATGAATGCTGATATTTTAGCCACTATTCCTATTCTACAGGCTTTAGCCGATTGGGCCGATGAGCATGATATGCCGTTGCATTGCATACTCGAAGGCCGTGGAATCAGCGATACACCAAACGTGTTGACCGATTTGCGCGACATGGAGGCCGAATACGAAAAGGTTACCGTTGTTGTTGGTCAGGACTGGAACTATGCTGACGGCTTGTGGACTTTGGGCAAAAAGTTTGCCGATGTGGGTAATTTCCTGGGCGACGTGGCCTCGCAGGCATGGAACCGTAACCCCGGCGAAGTGGCCACACAGAACCTTACCAATGCCGCATTAGGCCGGTTTGTTGTAGGCGGGTTAAGTAACCACAAAAAATACGCTGAGGTGTACAGCGAGCTCGAAGCCATGAACACTAAAGGGTATGTATTTGTGATGAAATACCAGGGCTTGAGCGGTTATTTCTGGAACGATGGGCACACCTGCGCTCCGGTAATAAACGATGCTGCCGGTAACATGAATCAGCACGAAATTTACTTCTCGCACGCCATTGATATGGCTAAACGCGCTCTGAGAGCTGCCTATTTGCCTGAAGTGAAAAAGCCTGTTGTTTTGGACGAAAACGGCAAATTACCTGCTACAATGGTTGGTTATTTCGATGCCATTGGCGACGGTGTATTTGATAGCCTGGGCACCAAAGAACTGATATCTGACGGTAAAACATCGACCGATCCAGACAGTGATTTGCTCATTGCTAAAGTTCTGAGCATTCAGTTTGCAGTAGTTCCTACCGGCTGTGTGAACGAAATTGTTGGTACAATCAACCTTAAAAATCAATAGCAATGACAAGGATTAGAAAAGGCGGTGAAGTATATAGCGCAGGCGATGTTACCGTAGCTGTTGCCGGTATGAATGACGTTAATCCGAGTTCTATCAGCTATTCGACAAGTAACCAACACGAATATTCCAGGGGAATTGCCCGAAAGGCGCGCGGCTGGCGTATGGGAGCTGAAGAGCACACTTGTAAATTGAATTTAAGCCTCGATGTCATTTCTGACATTGAACGCGCCGCTCCTGGTCACCGGTTGGCACAGATTAGGCCGTTCCCGATCAACGTAACCTATGCCAACGCCGAGAATGAACTGATTCACGACGTGATAATTGCAAAATTCAAGGATCAGGGCCGCGAAGTAACTGCTGACGGCGAACTTGAACGAGAGTTCGATTTGTTTGTGACCGATATTAAGTACAACGTACTGTAGAATACCAAAAACCGAATATTTGATTTACGAGGTAAGCCGGTTTGATTGATTGACTGGCTTACCTTTTTTAAAACTTTAAAAACACTTTTAAAAATGACATCTAAAAACTTAGAATTACCTGAAGGGATTACTCCAGCTATGGTTACTGAAGCTAAACAGAAGCATGGAGATGATAAAGTTAAATTGATTGAGTTGCCACTTGGCGACAATGAAAGTGATGGATTTAAGTCGGTATTGGCCTGTATTCCGTCGCGTTCGGTTGTTGGTCAGTATCGCCGTTTTGCTGATTCTGATCCGAAGAAAGCCGATGAAATCTTAGTAAAAGCCTGCCTTTTATCGCACAAAGAAGAGGTGTTGGCTGATGATGGTTTATTCTACGGGGCTTTGTCGGGAATAGCTGAATTGATACCCGTTAGAAAGGCTGTTGTAAAAAACTTATAGAGCAGCTACCCGATATTAAACCAATATCGGAGGCCGATAGCTGCGATGATAATGACTATTACGCGATGTTCGACGCGATGATCCGGTTTTTTTACAAAGAGAATCCGGACAAACTGAGCGACGAACAATACGCAATCAGAATAAAAGAACTGAATTGGTTGAGTGCTGAAGGTTTTCTAAGAGGGATAAAGCTTTAGTTACGGGTTACGGGTAGCGGGTTACGAGTTAAAAAGAAAAAAATGAAGTTTGATTTTGCAGGTAGGGTTAAGAATGCGTTTGGTTTTGTTGCCGCATCAGCGGCGACAAAGCTGGCGCAAACTTTATTCAGCGACGCACTGAATAAAAGCAGCCTGAATGTTGACGTACTTCCCTTGACTGCCGATTACACTTTTGACGAAGTAACACTGCGTCACGGATTGGAAACCTACCATTTTGCTTACAGGAGTATGGCCGATGAATATGCCGATGTATTTGCAACGCCGCCCATGCTCAACATGCGCCGCGCCAAAAAGCTGGTGATTACATCGGTTGACAACTCGGACATTGAGGTAGTTGAACGCTACGGCACAGAACCCTACGAAATAACCATGCGCGGCCTGTTGATTGACATGGAAAACCACCAGTTCCCGATTGATAAGCTGGCATCTATCAATACCATTTTTGAAGCAAACAGGGAATGGATGATCGACAGTGAAATACTCCAGGCTGTAGGCGTTCAGTCCATATTCTTCAGGGATGTTCAGGTTGATTTTGTGGAAGGTTACGAAGATACCATTGCTTATACGATGACCGCACGTTCGATAACACCAGTAGAATCGCAATTCGGATGATGCTTTATTTAAATATGGTGTGTAAGGTTACTATTGGCGGCATGGTTCTGGATCACGTTACCCAGTTTGAGATTTCGGAAGGGATTGCTGAGATGAGCAATACGGCCAAAATAACCATACCGGTAAATTATTCGGTAAAGAATCAGCCCGGATGGACGGTACTCGACTATATCGGTGTTGGCGATGTGGTTAAGATTGAAGCGGGCTATTACCGCGAAGGATGGAAAAGCACAGACACCGAATTTATTGGCCGCGTGAGGGAAATTGAAGCCGATTTGCCGCTGGTGATCCACTGCGATGACGAAACGTTTGATTTGCGGCGTAATACAAACACCAAGAGCTACAAGAACGCTACGCTAAAGGAAGTACTTACCGACATTATTAAAGCTCCTTTGACTTTTGATTGTCCGGATTTGACTTTAGGCCGGTTTCAGACAGACAGTGAAAGTTCGTTCCAGGTATTGCAGCGCATAAAGAATGACTACGGACTTTACAGCAGGTTGCAAAACGGTCACCTTTCGGTAAACCTGCGCGACATTGTTGCAGGTAATGACATTAAAGAAGTGCACCGCTATGTTTTGAACCCCACGACAGCGGGGCCGATGGATGCTTATTTCGTGAAGAAAAATGAACTGAAATTTAAACGAAAGGAAGATTACAAGCTTCATGTGAAAGTAAGTTCGATGGATTTGAACGGAAAGAAAATAACCGTGGAGGTTGGAAACAAAGACAAAGGAGCATCAGAACTGAAGTTTACTTATCCAGGCAAACATACCGAAAAGGAATTACGCAGCATTGGAGAAAGCATTTATACCAAACGCTGTTATAACGGTTACACCGGCACGATAACAGGCTTTGGATTGCCCCGGACACACGCCGGTGATGCTTTGGTGATTGATGACAAGGTTGAAAAGGATCGTTCGGGCAAATACCTTATTGAAAAAGTAGTGATTGCATACAACGAAAGCAACGGTTATTCGAGAGAAAATACGCTTAGCTATAAAATAGAATGAGGAATTATGAATGATGAATCTTGAATGATGAATCTTGAATGATGAATGATGAATCTTGAATGATAAATGATGAGTCTTGAATCTTGAATCTTGAATGATGAATTATGAGTGTGAAAAACAGGCCTATTTTGAACGCAGTTGTTTTAGTGTACAATTCATCGTTTACGACAAAATAGTTGATTGTGGATAGTTTTAAAGTGGTTTTAAAGTAAAAGAGATGGATGAGTTGGAACAAGCTGTTGAGTTGGCACTGAAAAAGATTTTTGGAGGGATGCAGGTGAAACAAATTTTAACCGGTATTGCCCGAAATGTGGATGAGCTGACCTGTGAGGTTGAACGTGACGGTTCGCCCACTCTTTTAAATGTTCGGCTGAACGCGATTGATGATAACCTAGAGAGTTTCTTCACGGTTTATCCGGCTGAAGGATCGGCGGTACTGGTGGCCATTATTGAAAACATGAAAACCGAAGCCGTTGTGATTAAATGCTCGGAAGTTTCGGCGGTAAAAATGAAGATTGGCGACATGACTTACCTGGCGAATAAAGACGGTTTTGTTTTTAATGCCGGTGAAAACGGCGGTTTGCTGAACATTAACAAGATGGTTGACTGGATGAAAGATGTGAAAGCGGATATGACGGCTTTGAAAGCATTACTGAAAACATCGCCTGTGGCAGGTAACGGGGCTCCATTGAACCTGATGTTTAACCCAAAAACGGCGGATCCGGACATTGACGAACTGGAAGACACGACAATAAAACACTGATCCTTTGACGGGATCAGGAGCTAAATAAATGACATGAAAGGGATTTTGCTTGATGAGAATTACGAACTGGTGATTGATTCGGTACTCGATGGCGGTTTGATCGTTCAGGGTGTTGTGGTTGGTGAAATCGACTATCAGCGGGTTAAAACAATAATTGAAAGCCAAAAAGGCGAAATAAAAGAATACCCCACGCTTGGCCTTGGCATTGATAATTACCTGAAAAGCGTTAAGCGCAGGCAGCAATTTATAAATGAACTGGCAAAGGAATTAAAAACAGATGGATTAAACCCGAAAATTATAGTAGGTGAAGATTTATCGCAATTTGAAATAGAACTATGAGAAAGTTAGAGTACCTGGTTATTCATTGCACAGCTACACCGGCAGGGCGTGAAGTAAGTTCTGAAGAAATACGGCGTTGGCATACTTCGCCACCTCCTGAAGGTAGAGGGTGGAGTCAGGTTGGATATACCGACATCTACCACATTAACGGCGGTGTTGAACGTCTGGTTCAGAATAATGATGACGGTTTTGTTGATCCCTGGGAAGTGACTAACGGTGTAGCCGGAAAAAACAGCATTTGCAAGCATATTGTGTATGCAGGGGGTATGACTGCTGATAATAAAAAGCCGTTTGATTCCAGGTCATTCGCTCAGCAGGAATCGATGAAACGCGATATCCTGGCATTTCACAAAAAGTTTCCTGAAGTAAAGATTGTAGGGCATCGCTACTTCGATAATGGGAAAGCGTGCCCAAGTTTTGACGTTCAGGCGTGGTTGAAATCAATCGGCATAAATCAGACTTTATTATGACGGACTGGATTTACAATCACCTGTACAATTGGTTATGCGGTTTGTTCTTTGCAATAATCGGGTATTTTGCCGAAATACAAGGCGCAATTCATGTGATGTGGGCCGCGCTGTTATTCGATTTAATTGCCGGTTTAGCTAATTCAATGATTAAAAAGAAAGAACGGTTTAGTATGACCAAATTTTTTGTAGCCATTGTGAGGGCCATTGGTGCAAGCGTGTTGGTTGCTTTGCTGTATGCAATGGATAAAGAGATGAACCAAAAGATTGCCGCCAGTTATAATATTGCGGCATGGCTTATTAGCGGATTTTACGTATGGAGTGCCTCTGAAAATATGGATCAACTTACCGGAGGCCGCATTTTTGGAATATTGAAAGGCTTTATAGGTAAGAAAATTGAAAAGGATACAGGAATCAATTTAAACGATGATACAATGAAAAATGTAGTTAAAACACTGATTGTTACATTGCTTTTACTGACCGGTTGTAAAAGCTCAAGTAAGCTTGTTGAATCGGCAGTTACGACATCTAACGAACGTATTGAAGTTAATACTTCGATGACAGAAAAGAAGGACTTAAACGTACAGAAGGCCGTTTCGACTGACATGGAAACTACAACCGAAGAAACGATTACTGAGTTTTATGCTCCCCCTTCGACAGGCTCAGGGGACGGCGCAATTACCGGAAGTGTGGATAAAGGCCCTATTAAGGCAATACGAACCGTAAAGACCACGACTAAGAAAAAGGATGCGGATAACAGTACAATTACCGATAAAGGGCAAAAACAGGAAAACGTAGATCAAGTCCGAAATTTGCAATTTAAAGTCAGAAGTGAAAAGAAAGAAGTCATAAGAAAAGGAATTGCGCAATGGAAGGTTATTGTTGCCTGTATTGCGCTGATTTCCGGTGGCGTATTGTACGTTTTGATACGAAAAAAAGTAATTGAGATACCACTTTTAACAAAGTTACTGAAATGGCTAAAGTCGTTGTTTTAGAAGAGCAAACGCTGTTTG